GATCACTAAGTGCATCTGGATTATTTAAAACATCTGGTGGGGTTAACGTTGAATCAGATGGGATATATTTTATATTAAATGTTTTTGTACTTACACCAAAAATAAAAATTTTATAAATTAATTGATTGGGGTCACCTTCTGTATTAGTATCTGGATTGGTATCAACTTGTGGAATAAATAATGGCAATGATGTAGTATCAATAGAAAATCTTTGAACAGACATAAAATATTCAGATGGATTAGCCAGTACAACAGCTGTTCTTGTTTCTTCAAATTTTAAAGGTAATGATGATGGATTATTTGATGTATCATTATTAAATAATTGGACATCATAATAGATATGGTTTGGGTCAACGTTATAATTTGTTTTTCCAGAAATTGTTTGATTAGACATAATATATATTATAAAAATATTTTAATTATACTGGTTTTGTATATTCTTTCAAAGATACTAAGTTAAAAACTTTTCTTCTAAATAACATCTTAATACTAGCACCACAACCAGGTTCTAATAAAAATGGATGTACTGTTCCGTATTGATCTTTCCAGAATAAGGCGATTTCAATTTGATTAATCGGGGCATTTGATTGTAAATCAATTAAACGATATTCTGCCGTTGGTATATATGTGATATTTGGCTTTGTTTCGTCACCACGTGTCAATGAAACTTCTAAATCAGTAATAATAGGACTAAAATTATTATTTGGTTGTGTATTATTTAAATTTGGATTAGAATTTTGGATGATAGGGATACCAACTAATTCATTGACAATAGGCATCATAGACGTAGTAAATAAAATTTGTTTTACTGGATTCCACAGGGGTTGGGTTGGATACTGTGCAGAATTAATTTGAAAAAATGATATTGGATTATGATTTTCTACAGTCGGTGGCCATATAGCAGTATCTATTAATGGTGGTTTTGGTGCTGTATTTAATCCTAAAAAGTCATAATTTCCATATGCTGCACCATCAGGTGTATCAATTGTAGCATTCGATGGTGATACATTATACCAATTACCAGGTACTATTGTTTCAGGACTTCTAGGATTTGTAAGAATTCCAACGTATATAGAATTTAATGATGAAAATAATGTAAATAATGGGGCATTGAAAAATAATCTTAATGTATCTGGATTAGTTGTAAGGTTCTTTTTTGGCATCCAGTAAGGGTCAAAACTAGCAGTAGGTGGTGCAGGTACTGAACCTGATGGAAACCATAAATCATAAGCATTAGTAGTCTGATTTAAAACTAATTGTGGTGCATAACCAGTCGGACAATTTGTTATAAAACTATTATTGATCATGTCAACAAAATTCTGGAAAGTATAAACAAAATAATAAGGATTACTTATAATGCTTGGATCGAATAAAACTTGGTTGGGTTCTGGTTTTAATAAGGTGAAATCTTGTTGTGCATATATAACATTAAAATAAGAAACATTATGATCATCTGAATCTTGATATCCCCATTGATATACTAATTTATCTGGATCACCATCAGGATTCGTGCTTTCATTTGTATCAACTTGTGGTAATACTAAAGGCAATGATACCGTATCAAGACTAAATCTTTGTATAGATAAAAAATATTCAGATGGATTTGCAAGGATAGGGGCTAGACGTGTTTCTTGAAACTTGATAGGTAATGATGCGGAATTTCCTGTGGTATCATTATTTAATAATTGTAGATCATAATAGATGTGATTTGGATCTACATTAAAATTTGATTTTCCTGATAAAGTTTGACTTGACATTATATATATTATTATTATATAATAATTTTATAATAATATTATATAATGCCATATGAAATTAAAAGTATAAATAAAAAATTTAAAGTCTGTAAGAAATCAAACCCTAAAGAATGCTTTAGTAAAAAAGGACTGACCAAAAAGAAAGCAGAAAAACAAAAAATAGCAATAGAAATAAATGAAAGAAAAATAGGTGGTAGAAATACAAGTGGTTTTACTACTAGAATGTGGGAAGCATACTACATAAAATTTAAAAATTTGATGCGTAAAACTGGTTTCGATGAAAAATTTATATTTCCTTTTCGTGTTTTTAAAGTTTACTTTGGAAATCTTTATGAAGAAAATGAAACATATACTAGGGATGATATATTAAATAAAATTGTAAAAATAAATAAAAATTATTATAAATCAGATGATGAAGTTAGCAGTGATGAAGAAACTAAAGAAATAGATGAAGAAATAGATGAAAAAATAAAAAAACTTACAAAAAAGTTTTTGTGCACAGTTGATTTTGATGATACAAAAAATGATAAAAAACCTGAAAGGATAAATAAAGAAATATTTCCTAGTGTGGAAAAAAATAGTAACTTCACTAGTAATGTTTATGATCAATTAGAAAATTTATATACTACTATTTTAGAAAAATGTAAATCATCTAAAGATGGTTATTACGGATTTATTGTTAATAATGATGGTTTTAGTTCAAAATGTAGATTATTAAGTAGTTTTGTAAAAAAAGCTGAAAATTCTGATCTTACACGAAACTGGTGTATAAATAGATGTGATGGACATAAATATAATTTAACCTTATTTTCGGATTCAATTTATGGTGTAGCATTTAAAGCAGATGAAGATAATAATATTATCATGACTGCTGGTTGTATGCTTAGTGATTATGGTGATCATATATACATTAATACATTATGTAGTACTGGTGGTGCAGGATCTATAATAGATTCATTTAATAGAATAATTAAAAATGGAAATGATGAATTCTGGAAAAAAAAATCTAATTTTGATTATTTAAAATTATCTAGTCTTTCAGATTATAATACTGTTATGGCTTATTATAAAATTGGGTTTTTACAGACGATTGAAAGTTATAATTATGATTTAAATGGTTTTTTTGATTATATAGATGAATTAATAAAGGATGGATTATTTAAAAATAGATATGATTTTAGTGTAAAAAAAATAAAATATTTTAAAAATCCGTGTACACCGAAAGATCCATTTCTTGATGAATTATTTAATGCTTTACACTTAGGTGGTAGTAGATTTTATTTTCCGAATATTGAAGTAAAATTAGGTGATTTTGAAATAGAAAAAGAAGGTACTTATTTTTTAAGTGCAAACTGGCATAAATTATTAGAAATGAAACTACAAGAATGGATAGATGATGGTGATGAAAGTAGCAGTGATGGTAGTAATAGTGATATAAGCAGTAGTGATGAAATAATAGTAAATAAAAGTAGTAATGATGAAAAAAAAGAAAATATAAATGGATCTGGTATAAAAGGCACTAAATTTTATGAAGAATTAAAAAAATATGGTATCAATCCTAGTAATTATCTAAAGGAAATGAAAAAGAAAGCCAAAAAAGCTGGTTATGATGAAAAACAGCTTAATTTTGATAATGATGATAAACACAAATTAAAAATATCAACTGAACAAGGTATAAGACATTTTGGGGCTGTAGGATATAAAGACCTTTATATTTATCAACACCTTGAAAAGACCAATAAAGTTCCAAAAGGTGAATCAGTAAAAATGCGTAATCGTTTTAGAAAAAGTCATACAGCAATTTCAAAAAAGAAAAAATTAGGTAGAAATTCAGCCAATGAACTAGCGATAAATATTTTATGGTGATAAAATTAAAGAATTCTTTCTTTAATTAGGAAATATCTTTTTCTTTAATCTTTTATGTCTTTAAGTCACTTTTAAAATTTCTGGTTTATCTGTCATCACATATTTTTTTATTTTAAGTTTTGGGTAATCTTTTTTTATCATACTTTCTAATTTATTCATATTTTCTACATGGATATTAGTATCTAAATCTTTCTTTAAATCTAAAGTTACTTTATACATACCACAATCAAGGTGTGAAAATATCCATATGTCTGATATCTTATGCAATTTGATGGCTATATCAATATGATCATAAAATGTTTTTTTCCATTCTTTATTTTCTAATACACCTAATTCTGCACCAGCTAGATTAAACAAATCGTAATCATTGTGAACTTCTTTATTGTGTATTAAGAAATCGGCAAGTAATTCAACATATCGTGGGTCAATACACGATAAGACTAAAACTTTCGCACCTTTTTTTTTAAAATCAAAATTAATAGACATATTTATATAATTAATATATATTTTAATTATATAATGGCTGATATATTTTCAGAAAAAAATCTTCCTGATAATGAATTATATCCTTTTTTTAAAAATATAACATTTAAAAATATTAAACCTACCGTAATTGGATCTTTTTCACTTGAAACACAACGTAATGCAGGGGATATTGATTTAGATTTATATATAACAGGAAAAAAAGAATATAAATTTATTTCTGATGAAATTAATAAAATAATAAAAAATATTGATTCAGATCCAAAAATGTTTTTTATTGAATTAAAAATACAGTATAAAGATGGTAAGAAAATAAAATTTTATGCTGATGAAATTGATACCATAAAAATTCCAGAAAATGATTTTAATAAAATTGAATTTTTAAAAATAGATACTATCATCTATTATGATGGGGTATTTAAAGAACTTACTATAAATTATTGGTTAAATCCTAATATTCATGAAGTAGTGAAAGAAATAAAAGAAAATATAAAAACAGAATTAAAAGAAGGTAATTATTATAAAGTAGTAAAAAGATTTTTTAGTATTGCAAAAGTAGAAGATGATAAAAATAAAGGCTTATTGATATCTAATTTTTTAAATAACTATATCGGTGGGGAATATAAATTGTTGTCAAATCTAAAGGCAATAAAATCATTATTAGAAAATTACGATGACTTATCAGTACGAAAAATGGTCAGAATTAATTTAAAAAATAATAATATCATACCTAATATTGATATAATATATAAATTAATTCCAAAATTACAAAAAAAAGTAAATAAAGAAGGAAAGAATTTCTTAGATAAAATATTATTAAAAAAATAATTATAAATTTTTTATATTTTCAGTATATAGATGTTTAATGTAAACAAGATCGGCAGGCCTATTTGTAAAATTGATTCAGGTAAAGCAAAAGATACTGTAGTATATATTGATGATACTGATACTAGTGGTATCGGATTTAATAAGATGACACTAAAAGAAGGTAAGTTTGAACACATACCAAATACAAAACAAGAAAGGGATATTTTATATATAACTGGTGCAAGTGGTAGTGGTAAATCACATTATGCTAGTAAATACATAAGAAATTATAAAAAAGTCCACAAGGATGCACCAGTTTATATATTTTCACCAGTTGCTGAAGACAAAAAATTGGATGACTTAAAAGTAAAAAGGGTTAAAATTGATCAATCATTAGTCACTGACCCGATAATGCCGTCTGATTTAAAAAATTGTTTAGTTGTTTTTGATGATATAGATGTAATAGTCCAAAAGCCTTTAAGGGATGCTTTATATGCATTATTAAATCAAATTTTAGAAGTCGGACGTCATACATCGACATCATGCATTATTACGAATCACTTACCAACAAATGGTAAGGAAACAAGAAGAATGTTAAATGAATGTCATAGTATCACTTATTTTCCAGCTTCAGGGTCTAAAAGACAGCTTAATAATTTATTAGAAGGATATATAGGTATGGACACCAAAGATATAAAAAAAGCTAAAAATTTAGGGTCTAGATGGGTGACAATATTTAAAAACTATCCACAATTTGTTTTAACTGAAAAAGATTTATATTTATTAAATAATGATGATTAAGGTTGATTAGTTGGTGTTAAAAATGGTGGTGGTGGTGGTGGTGTTGTATTATTAATATCTAAAGAAAAATCTAATTTACGGCCACAACATCTTGATATTACATGACGATGGTTGATTATACTTAAAAATGTTCCACCAATTGATACCACTAAAGCTATTATAGATAAAATAGAATTTTGATCCATTTATATATATATATGTATATATATAAATGTTTAGAAATAATATTAAAAAATTATTTAGTTCTATAAATACTAATGATAAATTATTCTGTGATTTAACATGCGATAAAATATGTGCTTGTGAAGAACACATAAAAAAACTTTTTGAAGATTTAAATATTAAGGTTTTAACATTAACTATGAAACAAGGGGAAGATAAAAATGATTTAAAATAGTTTAGTTATTTTTTTAATATTTATTAAGATTATAATATGGCAGATTTTAAATCTAATCTTTTTACAAAATTAAAAGATAAAAAATTAAGTGAAACGTCTATAAATCTTTATTTACGAAATCTAGAAAAATTAAATGGTGGTGAATTAAAAGATTTTAAATTCTTAAAAAATGTTGATTCAATTGTTGAAGTATTAAAAAAATATAAAGATAATACAAAAAGATCAATATTAATATCAATCGTTTCTGTCCTTGGATGCTGTCCCGATGATAAAAAAATTGTAAAATTAAGAAAACAATATTATGATTTAATGTTAAAAAAAAATGATGAAATAAAAGAAAAAACTACTGATGAAGCTACAAAAGAACAAAAAGAAAATTGGATATCATGGGATGATGTCAAAAAAAGATTTGATGAATTAAAAGAAGAAGTAGAAAAATTCAAAGATTTAAAATCTTTAAGTGAAAATCAATGGAATACCATGTTATCGTATATGATACTAGCATTATATGTTTTTCAAAAACCCAGACGTAATAAGGACTATCAATTTATGAATATAATTTATAAATTTAATGAAAAACTTCCAAAAGATATAAATTATTTATCATATTCTGAAAATGAATTTATTTTTAATATTTATAAAACATCTAAAAAATATGGTCAATCTAAAATGCCTATAAGTGAAGATTTAAAATCATGTATTGATTTATATTTAAAATTCCATCCTAAAATAAAAGGTAAAATAATAAAATCAATAAATACACCATTTTTAGTATACTTTAATGGTTCATCATTAATTCAAACAAATAGTATAACAAAAATATTAAATAAAATATTTAATAAAAAGATTGCTAGTTCAGCTTTAAGACATATATTTTTATCATCTAAATATGGTGATGTAGTTAAAGAAATGAAAGAAGATAGTACAGCAATGGCACACAGTCCAGCCCAACAAAAAGAATATATTAAAAATATTATATAAAATATATATTATATATATACGATGGGAATTGATTTATCAGAAGATCCAGTAAAAGAAAAAATAAATAAAGAATTAAAAATAGAAGGCAGAAGAAAAATAGAAGAACGTGAAAAATCAGGTGGAAATTTAATAAAAAAAATTACTAATGAATTTGTAAATCCAGAATCAAAACTAAGAAGTTATTTAAAACCTGATTTAAGTAATTATCCTAATAGTGCAAAAAAGACGATGGAAACAATAGGAAATTTAGATGTAGAAAGTGTAGAAATAGTTAGAACCCCATTAAATAGTGCTTTAACTAAATTTATTAATTTAATTAGTTTAAATAAATTAGATGAAGCAACAAAGGAAGCTGGATATGATAAATTATTTCACCTTCAACTGGTATTAAATGTAAAAGACCCCAAAGGACATTTAAAAAAAGTTGTTATACAGAAAACAGAACGTGTTCAAGTTGATTCACATCTTTATGGTGTCGGAAAGGATACAGAATATTTAAATGTTCCAATACATGGTAAAAAATTTACAGCAAATCAAATGTTAGAAAAGACACGTAAAACGATGGGTGATAATTTATTTTTTGGTTATGAAGCATTTGATAATAATTGTCAAATATTTGTAATGAATCTTTTAAAATCACAATCTTTATACGGACTTAAAGAAAGAAAATTTTTATATCAAGATCCAAAAGAAATAGTAAAAAAGATACCATCATTATCACGTAAAATATTAAAATTTACAACTGATGCAGGTAATGTATTTAGTAAATTATTGGGCTTTGGTGGTAAGAAAAAAAATAAAAAAGTTGTTGTTATGCCTAAAGCTGATTATATAAAAGAACATAAAAAATTGATAAAAATTCTTGATGATGCAGGTAAAGAAGGTAAGAAACAAAAAAAAGAATTATTATCTAAAACTGGTGGTAAAGATTTTTCAAAAATGACCCAACAAGAACTAGAACATGAAATCGTAAAAACTTTAATTGAATTTATGAAACACGGAAAAACAAGACGATTAAAAGGTGGTTTTCTGAATCTAAATCAAATTAGACAAGCATTTGAAAGTTTAGGAAATAAAATAAAAAATGAAATAGTAAATCCAGAAAGTAAACTAAGAAAAGCAGTCAAACCTATTGAAGATGTAGGAAATAAAATTGCAAATGAATTTACCAACCCTAATTCTAAATTACGTGTTCTAGTCAAGCCGATTGAAAAAAGTTTCCAAAAATTCGGAAAAGATACTAAAGAAGCCTTCGAAGATATCGGTCGTAAAATAAAAAATGAATTTACCAATAGCAATTCAGACCTATCAAAAGCATTTAAACCTTTAACAGATACTGTAGGAAATAAAGAATGGTGGAAAAAGACTTTAACATCACCAGAAACATATATTTTATTGATCACTATAGCATTAGACGTAGGTGCGATGGCAGGTGTTCCAGGTGCTGGGCTAGCATCGACAGCAACTAAATTATTAGTTGATATAGCCCAAGGAAGACAGGTATCAGTTGCTGATCTAACCAATCTGGCATTATCATTAATTCCTACACCTAAAATCCCAGGATCTAAAGGTATATTCGATGCTGTCAAAAATCAATTAATAGGAAGTAATGCAATGTCAGCAGCACAACGTGCACAATTAATTGGACGTAATGTGGTTCAAGCTGTTGATGCACTAGCAGGTGATGTAAAAGTAGGTTTAGGACATGATGATGGGTATGAATTACATGCTATAGTAGTGAATAAGAAAAATTCTAAAGAAGATGCTGTAAAGATAGCAGAAAGAATATCTAAAAAGAAAGATCTATTTATACGTGAAACTAAACAGTCATATAGATTTAGAAATATACCAAAAACTAAATTTATCCCTAAGACATTTAGAACTAAAAAATTAATGAATGGTGACTATAAAGATATTGGTGTTTCTTTAATTTATGGTAAATTAAAATAATATAATTAATAAATATTTTTATATTTATTAAGTATATATTATGAAATCTAATAGTGCCTTAAACAAATTCACTAAAGAAACACCTGAACTAATGAAACGTCGTGCTGAACAACAATTGGTGGTAAATGAATTTAATGATGCTAGATCACAAGTTATAAGACGTTTATTTGATCAGACAGCATTATATCAAGAATTATATGATAAAAATCAAACCATGGGTAATACTGTTATAGAAATGGATATAAATAAAGCATTGACAAAATATTTAAAATCTATTGAACTTGCTAAAGTAAAGGTAGAAGAAAATGAACCGAAACCATTTAATGATATATTTGGTGCATATTCTAATGCGGTTACCAGTATAAATTCTTATATTAATTCTACAGGCCAAAGACCAGCGATTTCAAAAAATTATACCCAAACACTGGCATCTAGTGCACCTTTATTATTTGAATTATATAATTTAGGATTGAACAAATTTACTACTATTGATACATCATCAATTTTTGAATCATTATCACCAAATCAAGCGAAAGAAAGAAAACCAGAAACAGTTAAATCAGATGCTGAAAAAGAAGCTGAAAGTAAAACATCAGATGATTATGATAAATTAATTTCTGAAATAGATAAAGTATTAAATGAAAATAAACCTGTAGGACAAGGAAAAAGAAATAAAAGAAAGGGTGGTGCAGCAGGCAAAGTGCAACTGGGTTTAGATGTAGCAAAAGAAATAAATAAACCTAAAATAACAAAAGAAGATTTATCATCTTTATGGTTATTATATGAAAATGTAAGATCATCGTATGAAACTGGTCAAGCAATTGCAGACATTAATCTTGCTGGTGTTGTTAGTGTTTCAAAAGCTGAACGTTCAAGACTAGAAAAACAACTGGAAACAGCTATAAAATTAAAAAAGGAACATGCATCAGAATGGGGGCAGGTCTGGCAAGAATTAAAAAGGGGATTACAAGTGCCACCTAAAACAGGTAATGGACAAAATAATAAAGGACATCCAAGGGGCTTAAAAACTAATAGAACATTAGAAAGAAATTATGAATTAATTTCTGAATGGTCTTATCCTTCTTTTGTCCCACCATCTAAGCCTGATATTCCTTTATTTAAAAATCCTAGATCACGTGTAAATAATAGAATTGAAGCGAACGGAAAGAAAAAGGCGAAGAAGTGTGGAAAGCCTACATATAAAGAAATTTAATTTTATTCTATTTCTGGTATTACCTTTGACACTATACAATCATAATCACACTTATTTTTTTTCATTTCATTTTTAATAAAATTATGATATTTTTTTAAAGGCTTGTCTATGTTCATTAATCTAAAAACTACGTGACGACCACAAGTTGCAATTTTACTTCCCCCAGCTTGATATGGTTCAGTATTATAAATAACTTTTAATTTTGTTTTATTAAATAATTTTGAAAGATATTTATCATTAATACCTAAATCATGTTTTATATCTTTTGATACCCATTTTAGATCATCATCTGGATATTTTCCATAAGAATCAAACATTTCAATTATATTATTTTGTCTTAAAACACAAGTCCAGTGACCAGTATTAGGTGAATCCATATATAATAAAACAAAAAAACACCTTTTAGTTGGTAGTAATTCTTCTATATTATTATATTGTGGCAGTTCATTATACATTACTATTCTAGTATTAGGAAGATATTTTTTAATTAAAGCATCACTAATCGGTGATGCTTCGATTTCTTTAATATGTTTATTATTATTCATTATATATTAATATAATAAATAAAAATTAGATTGAATATAAATAATTTTTTATCTTTAACAGTTTATCATCTTCAATATTATTAAGACTAAAAAATATTCCGTTTTTATTTCTAGTATGTTTTATTTTTTCTTCTAAAATAATCTTGTATAAATAAATCAAATGTTTTTTATCCTTAATATCGTCTATTAATTTTACTATATATTTTTTTTCATTAAATTCTATCATATATTAGAATAATATAAAAAAATTAAAATGAATTAAATCCTGATTCATCATCAACATCTTCATTAAATTTAGAAACTATAATTCTATATCTAAATTTACTTTCATTATTTAAAAGTATGTGCATCATTCCTGTCTGTTCAATAGTTTTATAATGATATAACGATTGACGTATATTTTGTAGTGATATTTGATTTTCTTCTACACTTTCCCCAGTTAATAATTTTTTTCTATTATCAATTATGACGGCTTCTAAATCTGTTTTTATTAATTTTATTATGTTCGTAGTCGCTTTTTTATTTGATGAATATACACCAACAATGCTATCAGTAAATTTATCTAAAACGACATAAGCTACCTTAAATGATAAATCGATTTTGGGTGAATCATTTTTAGGTGGTTCAGTTAATATAGGATTAAATGATACTTTCTTTTGTTCAGCTTCTTTTATCTGTTCTTTTATCATGTCATTATAACAATTTGAATCAGATTTTATTTCTTCTGTGATTTTTACTTCTGTGATTTTTACTTCTTCTAGTTGTTCTACTAAATTTTCCATTATATAATATTATAATCTATATTATTTTTTAATAAAAGATTTTATTATTTTGTATAATAGATTTTTTATTTAAATTATCTAATTCTATATTATTTAAATTATCATCTATTATATCTATATCATTAAAATATCTAATAGGGATTTTATAACTTTTATTTATACCTTTATTGCTATCATTATAATCTGATGTTGGGATGTCTGGATTTTCTTTTATAATTTTTTTTATTAAATTAGTTTTTATTTTATATAATTTATAATTAATTTTATTTTGTTCTTCTGGATTTATATTTTTATAAAATATATCTAATAAGATATCTTTTTTTTCTTTTAGTATTTTGAATATATAATAATAATCTGATTCAGTTTTATTTATTCCTGAAAGCATGCCTTTTTGGATTGATTCAATAACAAAATAATCATCTTTATTATTATAAATAGATTGTGTCTTTACTTCTATCTTGTTTTCTGTGTTATCGTCTGAAATTATTTTAATATCAAATTCTGGATGATATCCACCTGACCATTTAAATAATTGTTTATTTTTTTTATTTTTTAGTTCTTTTATTAGTACTTCTTTTTCAAATCTATCAGAAATAATGTTGGCTTCAACAAATGATTTATTATTCATATATTATGAAAAGAAAAAAATTTTTAAATTTAAACTAAATATTTCTTTAGTTTAAAAATTTAAATAAGTTTATTTATATTATTTATTTTATTAGAAATAAATATATGTCTATCAGTCAGTTCGTGATTCTTTTTATTATATTTTTCATATTTCCCACCACAGATATCACAGTTAGTGATATTCTGTCTTTTTTCGGTATAATATTTCTTATTATATTCTTTATTATATGTTTTACGGTCTGATGTCTTTAAGACTTTTGGTTCTTTAGGTACTTCAGGTAATTTTGGTTTACGTGGTCTTCCACGTGATTTTTTAATCTGGATAATTTCATCATCAGTGTTAATTTCCTGCATTATCGATATATATATATATATATTATAATTTTATATAATTATTTCTTTATATTAAAAAACTAAATTATATTTTTTATAATATCAGATATAAAATAATAAGTGACTAATCTACCCATACATTTCATTTTTTTACTTATATATCCTGATCTTTCCATTGCTATTTCAAAATCTGAACAAGTAATATAATTATTTAAATTTTTATCGTGTATTTTACGGCTTCTTTCTAAAAAATGTTTTAAAACAAGTGATGGATATTTTTTATTAATAGTTTTACGTGGTTTAAACATATCAATTATTTCTGTTATAGCACGTTGAATGTTAGGTTCATTCGGTGGTTCAATTTGTTCTATTAGTACTATTTTTATTTATTATATTTATTTCTTTATATTAAAAAAATAAATATTTAAAAATGTAAATTTCTACGTTCACCTACGTTCACCTTCTACGTTCACCACTAATTAAGGTATTATTATACTATTTTATATATATTTAAGGTATATAGTTAAGGTGGTGAATGTAGTGAATGTAAAATAGTAAATTCGTTGGTAAAAAAAAAATTTTTTATAAAAGGGATTTTATAAAATTTATTTTTTTATAAAGGAATTTTTGGACTTTTTTTTTCCTACGTTCACCACCTATAATTAGCCATGATATTATATTTTGAATATAATATTATACCTTAAATAGTGGTGAATATAGCTACATTCACCATTTCGCCTTACCTTCACCAATTTTTATAAACTATTTTTTTATATAAAAAAAATAAAGACTTGTAAAATAAATATTTATTTTTTTATATAAAAAAAATAAAGACTTGTAAAATAAATATTTATTTTTTTATATAAAAAAAATAAAGACTTGTAAAATAAATATTTTTTATTCATCATCAATCGTATTAAATTTTACTTGAATATATGATTTTAATTCATCAATATCAAAGAATCTAAATATATTACCTGTTTTAGTGTGTGTTTTAAATTTACTAAACCATTCATTCATATCTATTGTTAATTTACGATCTGTATAAACTGATCTATATTTACCAGTATCTTTTTCATATTGGATACACTGTGTTTTTAAACCTTGAACTGTCCAATCTTTCATAGCATAGAATTCAGGATTTTCTACGATCATCTGTATATATGATGGTAAATTATGTAATATATTACGTTTTTTATAATCTGTCATGGGGATATTACGAATATTTATATCAGTTATATCTTTTGTTAATAAAAAATTATAAAAATTTTTCATGGTTTCAGTATCATCTATTTTTTTATATAAATTATCAAAATAAACAGCATCTTTTTTAATTCGTGGGCATTCTATCAAACAGAATCTACGATCTTCATCTGATACCTTAAATGCTAGTTCATTATTAGTAGTGAATATATAATTAGATCTATCTTTCATAGTAATAGATTCTAAACCCTTATATTCAATTTCGATACTTTTAGATGTGATGGCATTTTTAATTACGTCATTTAGTTCTTTTGCTTTTGGTGTTATTTCATCACCAAATACAATCAATTTAGCTTTTAATGCACTATTAAATTTTCCTGCAAGTGTTTCAATTCCTTTTACTTTTTGATAATATCCATTAAATATTTTTTCAACAATATCTGTAAAAGCATTTTTTCCGACACCTTCTTTTCGTGAATAAAATACTAGTGCACTTTCAGTTTTTCTTTGTGGTTTTTGAATGATATGTGCCATCCAATTCAAGACATAATCAAAAGTAGGTGTATTCTTTTTATCTTCTTCATTAACTAAATACTTGATATGATTTAAAATAGGTTGAATTATTTCAACACTAAAATTTTTATTTTCATCATCATAAGTAAAACCAGTAAATAAATTAAAAACATTATTATTTATATTTTCATTAGGTGAAAAATCCATCTTAGTATAAAATTGTTTTTCTGGGCATTTTAGCCATGCTGATTTAAATGAAAAACAAGGTTTATCTTGATATTCTAGTATTTTATAACCTTCTATATCGATATGGGTCAATTCTTTTCTATTATTTATATATTCAATCTTAAATATGGCATCCACATCAGTTAAATGAAAATGAAAATAATTAAAATATTGAAATGATTTTGACTTACTAAAAAATCTAAATCTATATTCTTTAATACCGAATTGTTCTATATCTTCATTCATCAGATCATACATTTTTTTTTCATCAAAATATGAATCTATGATATCAATTTTTAAATTATATTTGGATACATCAGTTTTATTTCTTAATTCTTTAAATTTATTTTCATTGTCTAATGATAAATAATACCATAATGTTGCAGTAGTTATTGGATTATCGTGATCTTTAAATCCATACCACTGTTTTATTTCACATCCTAATTGATATTTTTTAGATTTTCTAGAAAATTCACGATATAAATTAATATCATAACCATCATTTTTTAACATCATTCCAATCTTAGTCCATTCTTCATACGAATTACATCTAGAAATATCAAGACTATTTAATATTTCAGTCATTATATCGTCAGATACTTTATTATTATTTAATTTTTCTTTTTTTGTCAATTTACTTTCTTTTTCCAATTGCTTCTGTATTTTCTTCATGTTAATAGGTGTCATATCAATTTCTTCTGATTTTTCTGTTCGTATAGTTAAAAAATCTTTAAATTTACCCTGGATAATTATTAGTGGCCTATTTTCATCATCTTTAGATGAATAAGGAAGTCTTATTTTACCATTAGAACTATAAACAGATGTATCAACAGTATTTTTAAAATCACCGAATTCTTCTTTTATATTTTTTACATATTCTTTCATATCTTTTATTTTTAAATTCCAATCATTAAATATCATCCTATAAGAAATTTTAATATCTATTATGGATGATGTAGCAATAGATAAATTAGACCATCTACTGAATGTATCAATAAGATATTTTAATAATTTATTATTTATAGTTTCAAAATCACCTAATTCTTCATAATCTTTTTTAGGCATATCAATATCGAAATATATTTTATGTAATTCATCTTCCTGATACACAAGATATTTATTTTTAGTTGTTTTACATAATTCTTCTACATCATTTACATTATCAAAAGTTTCATAATCAGCATAATTAGTTTTTAATCCAGATATAATTTTAAACATTTAATATATATATATAGTTTATAAAATTATTTTCTTATATAATTTTTTTTATTCGTAAAAAATAAAGAAAACTAAATTATTTATTATTTAAAATAGGAAAAAGCGTTTATTCATAATTTCTAATAATCATTTCTTTAACTGATCTATTAGGACCACCTTCTGATGGTTTTACATATTTTGTTTTAATATATGATATATTATAACCTTTAAATATTTTTTTAGCATCTTTACTATCATTATATGATATCATGAATCTACCTTTTATATTTTTTAAAGCATCATATACATCTTTAATAGGAAGATTATCATGGGTATAAAGCCCTTCAGATTTTTCATACGGTGGATCAAGATAAAAAAAAGTTTCAGGACTATCATACTGTGATATTAATTTTTTAAAGTCTTTATTTAATATTATAGTGTCTTCCATTCTATTATTTAATTTATTACCGAAATCAGATTGGATGCCTTTTTCCCTTTTCATATATGATGTCATTTTACCAAAAAAAGAATGTCTATTTAAAAATAAAAATTTAATAAATTTTTTATAAGGATTAGTCGGAATTGAATTTTTAATTTTTTCGAAATCTTCTTTAGTATAAGTTCCATTTAGATCTTTACTGATACGATTACCATCATATTTTTTAAATCCCTTTAATATTATCACTATATCCTTATCAAGATCATTTATAATTTCCTTTTTAGATGGTTCTTTATAAAAATATATTGATCCAGCACCGACAAATGGTTCAACATAAATCAGTTGTTCATAATCTTTAGGAAAATATTTATCAACTATTTTTTTTTTAAGTAAACTTTTACCACCAGTTCTACTGAATGGGGCTTTTAGTCCATCACCGATTATTTCATTATCCATTATATACTATAATTTAATATTATATAATTATTTCTTCGAAATAATTATGTGTCCTTCGGACAGGGCGATTTTTTAGATTATTCTATGGGCATTTTAGATTTTTTTAGATTATTATATATAGATTTTAGATTTACATAGGAATAATAAATTTATTATTCCATAGCATAATCAGGTGTGATCTAGATTATTCTAGTAATAATCTAAAAATCGCCCTGTCCGAAGGACATATAAATATTTCGAAGAAATA